GATTCCGCCACTCAGCGCCAGAAAGTATGGGACTACTACACCTCCGCACTCACAACCCGTCTCCAGCCAGAAGTGAATGGGCAACCCGCCATCCAAATCATTTGTTACACGCGCTGGCACCCAGATGACCTCGGCTCCCGTATCATGCAATCTGAAGATTGGGCCGAAGGCCGTTGGCTGCACATTGTTTTCCCTGCCATTATTGAACAAGAGGCCGAAGAGTCCCGCCCAGTATCCGAACTGCCGTCCACTGATAGCCGTTACATTGCCCACGGCAAGCTCCAGAAAGTCGACGAGGGGCTACGCACCTACAAGCCCATAGTCCAAACCGCCCTCTGGCCACAAAGATTCCCGCTTGATGAGCTTTTGCGCAAGCAGCGCATGAACCCACGCGACTTTGCCGCCCTATATATGCAGCAGCCACGCATCGAAGGGGGCAACCTAATAAAGCAATCATGGTGGAAACACTTTGACACCAGCAACTTTAACCCCGAACACGATCTCTCTCAGATCATCGTAGTGATGGACACCGCTTTCAAGAAGCATGAGATGGCCGACCCCTCTGTCATCATGACCATGGGCCTCACCCACAACGGTGACATCTATATTATGGACAGAATAAAAGGTCGCTGGGATTTCCCTGAACTCAAATCACGGTCTATCCACGTCAACAACAAGTGGCGAGGTCGCGGTCTGCGCTCCCTCTATATAGAAGACAAGGCCAGTGGCCAATCGCTCATTCAAGAGCTGCGCCGTGAGTCAGGTATCTCTGTGATTGCTCACAAAGTCACCAATGACAAGGTAAGCCGTGTTCATGCTGTCACGCCCCTGATTGAATCGGGACGCGTCTACTTGCCCCGCACAGCTCCTTGGTACGATGACTTCATAGAAGAAACCCTCCAGTTCCCTAGTGGCACCCACGATGACCAAGTGGATTGTATGTCTATGGGCCTCGACATCCTATCAAGGACAGCCGTAACTCCAGAAGAAGCCTTTGGCACCCTCACATCCAAAGGCTCTCTCAACTCAAGGCGGTCATGGACATCCTCATCCTCCTCATCCTCCTCATCATGGTTTGGTTGGGGGGAGTAACAAGGACGACCAGAGTCGCCTCATGCAGCAAAATCCTTTTAACACATCAACTTTAAAGGGTGAGCAATATGGCTTGGGGTGGCTCCAACATTACCAACACGATCAAGACGATCTCTCAGCAGAATAATCAAGGGATCAGCGAAGAGGAGTTGGCGGCCATGTCACCATCCCAGCGCAATGCTTATCTAACCAAAATATCAAAGGCCGCAAACCAGCGTTTCTCTGCTACGCCAAGCAGTTCCGCTCCCAGTACGAGCCACGCTCGATTCAACACACAGGGCTAAGCCTCAACCAGAATAAGCGAAGCAGGAAACAATGAGCTACTACAAGACAGATTCAGCCGATCCCAACGAAGTCATTGTTGACCTCTCACCGCATATCAATGCGTTGATGTCCTATGACGACATATCCGACTTCCTTTCCGAAGAAGATGAGAAGAAGATTTGCGCCTATGTGCAGGCCATGGGTCGCATGTCCTATGACAAGGTATCCCAGCGATACAGTGAATGGGATAAGGCAGACCAAGCTCATGATGTCTATGTGCCGCCAGAAGCGACGAAGTTCCGCGAGAAGGCCGTCATCGCTGACACACGAGCCATTGCCGATACTGTCCTCACTTATCAAATGTCGGCCCTTGCGGGCCGTAATCCCATGTTCCAGCTAGAAGGCTTGAACCGCAAATCCCGCGAGTCCTCCGCGATCCTTGAGCGCCTATTGCACCAGCATATGCGCCGAACAGCAGGGGAGGCAGGCATTGCTCAGCACTTACTAGATAGCTTGCGGTATGGCTACGCGCCCACAAAAGTAATCTGGAACCCTAACTCCAACACCAACGACATCATCAACTACAATCCGCGCCGAACCTTCCACGACCCCCGTGTCAATTGGGGTGATTGGAATGAAGCGCAGTTCGTCATCTTCGTAGACTACCCATCCACCAGTAGCCTCCTCGCTTCTGGCTTGTATCCCAAGCTTCAGAAGTACCCAGCCCTAAGAAGCTCCAGCATTGCTACCCGCAATGGCTGGGAGATACATAGTGACCACCATCACTCTGCACAAGGCATGTCTGTCCGCCCCTCCGACATCAAAGGCGAGAACGGCTACCAGCTTGGAGGAGGCCGAACATTGGATGAGGTGTGGGTACGCCTTAATGGTTTTGAGGTAGGACTGCCAGACATCAATCAGTTATGGATGGTGCTCACGATTATTGACGAGTCCGTGGTTATTCGTTGCCAGCTATCGCCTTACGGTCAGCAATTCCCGACTGTGTTTGGTGGTTTGCATCATGATAAGCACAAAACTTACAGCCAGTCGCTCTACGATCTGCTCTTGCCATTGCATGACATTGGCACTTGGCTGCTTCGCAGCCGCATAGATAATGTGCAGGCCACGCTCAACAATTTAATCTTTGCCGATCCTACCCAAGTCAACATCAGTGACCTCATAGACCGTAATCCATGGGGTCTTGTCCGAACTCTTCCGGGTGTGAAGCCCTCGGATGGGATACACATTGCCTCGGTTCCCGATGTAACCAGCTCTCACTGGAACGATATGGCAGGCATCAGTGACATGAAACAGCGCCTATCCGCCGCCAGTGATGCGCAACAAGGTCTGCCTACCAGTGATGGCATCCGTAGCGCCACAGAAATCCAACGTCTTACCCAGCTTGGCTCTCAGCGTCTTGGTGTTGTGGCGCGTGTTATGTCTGCCACCTCCATTCGGCCTATGGTGCGCATGATGGTCTCCAACCTTCAGGATGCCCTTGAACTCAATGGCTCCTTGCGTGTTGACCCAACTGACCAATCCTCGCTGATCTCCAGCCGTGTCGAGGATGGCTACATTGATTACAACACCAGCGACTTGCAGGGTGAGATTGACTACCTAGTCGTAGACGGCACGCTTCCAGTGGAGCCGACTCGTTCTCCTGAAACATGGATGAACATGATCCAAGTAATGTCTCAGACAGGACTTAACATGGAATACAAGATGTCCAAGATTGCCGAAGAGGCTATCCGAAGCATGGGTATATCCGATTTAGAGCAATTTAAGATTTCCGAAAAGGAGCGTGACCAAGGCCCATCACCATCACAAGAGATGGCATTGTTGGAAAAAGCCAGAGGCGCGTCCGTTCAACCTCAAGAGCAGGTGATGTCTGAAGTGCAAAAAGGCAACCTCATTCCTGCATCGGAGGCACGATAAACCAACCCAAGTCTCGGAGGGTCATCCCCTCCCTCTATATAAGGAACACGCAATGTCACGGAAACCGAAGACACGCGACCCTGAAGCACGAAATAAAGCCGCCGAGAAATTTGCACATGAGCGCCAACGTCCACCCTTAAACCCTAAGACCCCGAACCAAAAGCTTTACCTGCAAGCCTTACGTGACCCTGATTCACCTGTGATCATGGCCACGGGCTGTGCGGGTTCAGGCAAGACCTACATTCCCTGTACGCACGCTGCCGATCTAATGATGTCCGCGCCCAATCTATGCGAGAAGATTGTTCTATGCCGCGCCAACATCCCCACTGGCAAATCCCTCGGCGCTTTCAAGGGGGATGCCGATGAAAAACTCGCCCATTGGCTGATGCCAATGATCGACTGTATACGCTCCCGCCTCGGCACCAACCGCTACGAAAACCTTCGCTCCTCCCATCAGATCGAATACCAGCCTCTTGAAACCATCCGAGGACGATCATTTGACAACGCATACATCATAGTAGACGAAGCACAGCAGCTAACGATTGATGAGGTTAAGGCAATCACCACGCGGCTAGGAGAGAACTCCAAGCTTGTTTTGATGGGCGACCTTGCGCAGTCGGATATTAGGCACGACTCTGGGTTAGGTAAACTGACACACCTCACCAAGAAGCATTGCCTTCCTATTCCCATCATAGAGTTTGGCTTAGAGGACATCGTGCGCTCGGATGCCTGCGCCATGTTTGTAAGGCTCTACCATCAAGAGGGGATATAAATGGAATACCTACAGCCGCTTATCCAAGCCATTGCTTTCCTTATCGAAGCAAGCATATGGGTAACACTTGCCATTGCCATCCTTCTGGCCATTGGGATTGTCCCTGTCCACTTTGAAAAGATCACTATTATTTGCACATCCAAAGATGCGGCCAAGGAAGTGTTTAGTCGTTATGGGATTGTGCTTTCAGAGGAAGACCTCCCCTTCGAGGAGGAGGAATCGGAGGACGACCCATAACCACTCAAAGGTAAAAATACATGAAACATTGAGGAGGTTCCAATGACATCCAAGACCACGGCCCTAGCCGCTACCGTATCCCCGCAAATCCGTGATTACGCGGCAGCCGCTATCGATGAGGTATCCGAGAAACTGACAGGCCAATTAGACGCTGCATTCGCTAACTCCGCAGCCGAAATGAATTCGCTAAAATCCGAGATAGCTCATCTACGCGCCCAGTTGGCCGTGGTTAATGACATTATCGAGAACGATCCTGCCCATCGAATCACCAAGGCCAAAATCCTCGCCGTAGCCAAGGAGCTAAACTTATGAGTATCACACGCCCCATTGGCGAGCAGATCACCTTTAAGTCTGCTAAGACAGGCGATCACGTCCTTGACACATATCTTGAGGCAGTAGAACGCGGTAATCGCACGCTATCAGAGTTGATTGATGAACTAATCGACTCCAGTGGCGACCTACGCACGGACATCTTTCAATTCAGAGAAACCCCCGCAGACGCTAACGGCGTAAAGACAGGTATTCTCCAAGCCAGAGTAGGGACGTTCATCAATGCCTCCGATGGTTGGACGGACATCACATCCACTGACTTTGCTACGTTTGTCACCGACTGCCAAGCTGCCAAGACGGCCTCGGAAACCGCCCGCAACTTAGCTAATGACTGGGCTGAAAAGACTAGTGGGCCAGTGACAGGCACAAGTTATTCCGCGAAATATTGGGCGACTCATTCTGATGTTGTTACAGTGGTGACGAATATAAGTGATATTCAAACCACGGCTGGCATCGAATCCAATGTAACCACGGTAGCTAATAATGATGCAAACATCACTACGGTTGCTGGTATTGATGCTGATATAAATGATGTAGCTGGTATCAAAGCAAATGTAATAACGGTTGCTGGTATAGATGATCAAGTAAGTACAGTGTCTGGTGTAAGTGCAAACGTCACCACAGTCGCTGGTATTGCTACTGATGTAACCTCCGCTGCTAATGTTGCTACAGAAATAGGGCGTTTAGGTACGGCTGATGCTGTAGCTGATATGAATGCCCTAGCAACCACAACAATCATTAGTGATATGAATACGGTTGCTGGTATTGCAGCGGCCACATCGTCGGTTGCCAGTATCAAAAACAATGTAAACATCGTTGCCTCGCTTGGTTCTGACGTAACGGTTGTAGCTAATGATGCAGCAGACATTGGAACTGTATCTCAGTATATATCCTACGTTAATTCCGTGGGTGGTTCTATTTCTAATGTGAACACAGTTGCTGGTTCTATTACTAATGTGAACACAGTTGCTGGTATATCCACAGACACCACAACGGTTGCTGGCATTTCTGCCAATACCACAACGGTAGCTGGTATCAGCTCTGATGTAACCACAGTTGCAGGCATTAGCTCTG